GATCGTGATCTTTCTTATTGTCACGTATAACCTTCTTAGCTTTATTAGCTATTTCACCTGCTTCACCTACTAAACCCAAACACAAATACTCAAGAGCTTTGTCTTTAGGAAAGATGGCTGTCTCTTTTGCTTTCAGTTGATAGTCTGAAGCTACTAATAAACATCTGTTCTTATTATGCATGAACTGTTTTGCTTCCTCTTCTAGATTCATAATTCTTAACCTTCTTAATATTTTGTGCAAATGCAGAGTTAAATCCACGTAACCACTCTCTATACTGCATTGAGTTAGAATTATAAGGTGGCATTAAAAGTTTACCATTGTAATCTGTACCTCTAAAGAAAGCACTTCTGCCTTTATCAAACTGTATTCGCAGAGGTGCATCATATTTTTTTAAACCATGCCTACGTTTTAGCATTCTTCATCTCCTCTATTTGTTTTTTAAGGTTGGCATTCTCTTGCATTAAACCATTAAATAAATTTAATAGTGTCATCTTTTCAGGTGATCCTATGATCATCTCCTGTATTTGTTGGGCTGTGTAGCCCTCTTTCTTTTCTTCTTCAGCCATAATAATACTCCTTTCTATGTTGCTACTATGTCTACGACTTCACATACACCTGCTGTACATGCGAGTTCTTTACTACCTGCTGTGGTGTCAACACCTTTCTCAAACTCAACAAGTCTATTCCAATCAATATCTTTAGGCATTTGTTTTATTAGGTCATCATATTTCTCCTTATCAATAGCTTGGTAAGGTGCTTGTGCATATGTATGATCACTGTGTGGTAGGAAACTTATACCTGATATATCTTCAAAGTTTTCATATACCCATGCACCTACCTTTAACCAATCTTCTTCTTTGACTGATATGGTTACAGATGGTTTATGTTCACACCAATACTTCTGAAAGATAGCCCATGTATTTAATTGGTTTATTGAACTAAGCTCTGTCTCTGCTCCTTCAGGTGCTTTCATTGGAAAACTAAATACTGTAGTGCTATCAGGTTTCATTACGTCAGGTTCATTTGGTATGCCTTCTGCTTTCATAAACTCTGTCAATGGGTCTTTGTTGTCAGCACGTACAGTGCGAATGTAATACTCGCTATATCTAGTATGTATGCCACTTGCACTATCCACGAGTTGAGAAACAGTACCACTTGGTTTGACACAAGTGATGGCAGTTGATTGAGGTATACCCAAAGCCTGTGCATATTGTTTGTTTGTTTCAATTGCTTTCTCCTTTAACTTTTCTAAGATACCACCTACAAATGTTTCATCAAAAACCATTTGACCATCTTCTAAATAGATTGTGTTATAACTATTTAACAACTTGCTGTCCATGATACCTGTCAGTGATACACCAAGTAATCTTTCTTCTTCTGTATTATCCTTCCATATCTTACGTAGATATTTAAAGTCAGTCAGAGTAGCTTGAAGTGTACCAAGTATTGTAGCAACCTCTACCTTTTCAAGAAGAGTTTCTTCTGTATCGTCTGCTCTTACTACAACTTCAGATAGATTACAGAACTGATATGGTCTAAGTATGATTTCACTACAAGGGTTACAACCAAACTGATGATCAACATCTCGTCTACCATTTTTACTTGCTTGTCTTTTAGCTGACTCTCTGTTGAATATACCACGCTCTCCTGATTTACTTTCAACAAGTGCCAACCATTCACGCATAAATGTTTCCATGCTGATCTTACCTTTGTATGCTATACTGTTATTAGCCAATGCTCGTTGTCCTTCATTCTCCCACCATTGACCTGACTTAGCATACCTCATTTGGTCATCACCTAAATTTGAAAGACTGATGAGAGCAGATCGTCTAACCCCACCTACGACTACTACCTCACCAATCTTACACATTATGTCGTGGCATTCTATAGGATATAACCTTCTACCTGCTGCACCCTTAAACACTGCGACACAAAACCGATAAAAGTCTACGAGTGGTTCAGGACCTGAAGCTCTACCACCAAATGTTTTAAGTCTTGCACCTGCTGGTCTGACATCTTCAACATCAAACTCAGGAACTTGACCTACATATAACATAGCGATAAGTTCTCTCACTGCCCTTGCCCAACCTGATCTTGAATCGGCAACTTTAATTACTGTTGTACTATCTTCAAAGTGTTCATTAACTACAGGAAGTTTATCAATGTTCTCTCTTTCTACAGAGAAGCCTACACCTGTACCACACATAAGAATATACATACATTCGTCAAATGCACGAGGGCTATCTACAGGTAGGTAAGAACAGTTGTATCCTGCTACATTACATTTGTCTAGTGCTTTACCTGCTGTCATTAAAGCTCTCATGCTTGGCATTACATTTAAATTAATTATATTATTGTATATTTTCTCTTGCAACTCAAGAGATAAATCTAAGTTATGTTTTTTAGAAACGTGAGTAACAATATAGTTTACATATCTATCCACTGTCTCTGTCCATGTTTCTCTTCTACTCTCATGCTCTAACCATCTAGCATATCTAGATAGTGCAATAAAGTTTTGATAATCTGTTGGTAATTTTATATCATTATTCATCTTTTATCTCCTGTGTTACTTTCATTGTTTTAATTTCTACTCCATTTATATCGTGTATGTATTCACGTATACCATCTTCTAACTCTTCAGTAATGTCTCCATCTGAAGGTATTAAATAATCTTCAGGGTCTATGTCTAGATTCAACCACATTCTAACTTTTATTCGCATCTCTAATCTCTATTAATTTATTAAGATACCAAAGAGCTTTCTTTAAATCTTGAGAACCATCTTTGTATCTGTATCTCCAAAGATATTTCATTATGTTTCCTTGTAGATAATACTCAAAACCTGTGTCTGTTGCAGCTTCAATAGCATCAATACACTCAATACCTTTTTGATTATAGTGTGGTGGATGATTAACCATATCAGACTCCTCTGCTGTGAACTCATCTATGGTAGCTCCCTTTTCAAATTCTATTATCTCTTTCATTGTAGCATTCATTAAGCACTCCCTTCAGTATCTGATTTAAAATCTAATGTAATCACATTACCATCTTTACTTTGTACTGTCAACTTATCATTCTCTCTTGTGTCTTTTTTTCTTAGTTCTTTTACAAAGTCTTCTATCTCAAATAATAAATCTTTATCTACTTCCATCATAGGAACGAGAGCAGACATGCATGTACATAAATGAAACAATGACTCATTGTCAAAACGTGATAGTCCATTTTCTTTTGAAGACATAATATTAATTTCAACTTGACCTGTCCACGCTCTCTTGCTATCTAGATATGGTCTTACGTTGATAATAAAATCTTCAGGCTTTAAAAATTTAGTGTCTATTTTTTTCATATGTTAACTCCTTTTTACTTTTCTACCTTTAAAAGGTATGAATGTTAATGTTAATCTTTTTCCTTTTTCTTTTAGCCAATCTTCAGGAATAACCCTATCACAATAACGAAACCCATATCGGATACACCACTCTGCGTAAGAGGACTTTGCACCTTTACGTAATTTTCTTCTACTATTTGTAAACACAAAACGAATATCTAATTTGGGGTGTTGCTTTTTGATAGCCTTATGTTTACGTCTATCTAAAGCATTAAACATTCCTTTGGTTTCTATTATTATACCATTGTCTAATACAAAATCAGGGGTATAGGTGCGATAAGCAAGGTCTTCCCATTCTATCTTTAGCTTTTCATATGTGAAAGCTACCTTTAATTCTTTTAGATAAGTGGCAAGAGTATCTTCTAAACCACTCCTATACCCATTCTTTCGTGCTATTTGTCTAGCACTGTATGCTGACATTAGAAATAAAATCTAAATGGAAGATTAGAAGAAGGTGTATGCCCATAACCTAATGCTTTCATTTCATCACGCACTAGTTTTTCTGCTTCCTTTCTTTGTTCTATAGCACTACGCAAACCTTCTGTTCTACGTTCTCTATATTCTTTTTTCATTTCTAAGAGTTCATTCTCTTTCTCTTTAATCATTTCAGCTAAGTCATCTATTGTTGTTGTCATACATTGTACTCCTTTCCTTTTTCATAAACATAAGACATTATCTTAGGCTCTCTTGCCTGTGATGCCATCTGTGGTTTCTCTACTAGAGAAGTCCAACATGAAAAGCGAAACTCACAAAAGGTACAGTTCTTACTGAGGACTTTGTTACCTGTAGGTTTACCTCTGAATGTTTCATCTTCTGCTTCATAACACCTTTCAAATTTATTTTCTTCAAGACGTTTGAATGTCTTTTTAATTTTACCTATCTCTTCATCAAGGTTTAATGTAGTAGCAGGTATATATTTAAACTCTGCATTGTTCTTATTAATAACCCACCAACCACCAACTTTCTTCTTGGCAGCTTTAGCATAACCTGCTAGTTGTCCTACATAACCAAACGGATCACTGTCCTTGATAGTATCAAATGATACAAACTTATTTGTGTAAGACCACATAGATGCAGATTTAATGTCGTCAACTGAATCATTGATAGATAAATCATACGTTCCTTTAATACTGTTGCCCTCTATTTCTAGAGACACTTCACTATTATCGTCTTCGTATTTAACACCTGACTCACGTAGTATCCCTTTGAATACTGCTTCAACGATATCACCTATCATAAAATTCATTATCATCTTAGCAGGTGGATGTATACGTGAATCAGGTTTGTTTTTTAAGAACCAAAGTTGACAGTAAGGTCTGCCAATGTTGGACATCCTGATACGAAAGTCTTTCTGTTGAGGAGAGAATTGTTTCTTCAAGCTGTCTCGTATGTGTGACACAACCTGCTCAATTGTGTCATCACTCATTGTTGCAGTACCTTTAACTGCCTTATCTAAGTATCTGTGTACCTTTAGTTCTTCTGCTGAGTTCATTAGAATGGTACTTCATCATCAACATCAACAAGTTCTGATACCACATCTTTATCAGACTTAGATAGCTCTTCAGGCTTTGCTTTATCATTCCATGCATTGAAGATATAAGAGTTATAATTCTCAATCCATTGCATAAAGTCAGAGAAATGATCTTGTGTGCTATCTTCTACTTCCAACACTTCGTCTTGTAAAGTTGCAGTAGGTAAGTAGTACGCATTTCCGTTAGGCAACTTTCGTTGTTCAGAACCTAACTTGATTTTGTACTGCACAGGAAGATGTTTCCTGCCACCTATTTTAGATATGGGTTCTCCCATAATCTTGAATGCATCTCGGTTGTCCACTTCCCAAATGAATGGCAAGTCTCCAATCTCCATGACATCATTACCATCAGCATTCAGAACTGACCCTGCTGATAGTGTTCCAATCAATACCCTCACTCTTTTAATACTCTTCAAGAGTTCCTTTGTCTTTACAGGTAATGCTTGATAGTCTTTTACAAAACCTGCTGGTTTTCCACAGTTAAACCCACCCATGTTGTCCTTCAGATCAACATTTAAGTTGTCTGCCATGATAGTCTTAACGTAGAAACCCTTGCCTGATTCAGGCTTGACAAACTTCTTGTACATAAATCTTTGTACATAGGGTCTGATTGTTACATCGTCAGAGTAGAATACACTCTCACTTGCTAAGTCATCAATTCTATAAGAACCACCATTGACTATAGCAGCTTGAGTCTTTTTACCCTTGACTTCAACCTCACCCATGATAGGTGAGTGTTGTATTTTAAGACGAGCAAGTTGTGCTGTCTGTTTCTTTTGGGTTATGTCTACTCCCATACCCATCTTCTGTGCCATATCGGCAAACTTATTTAAGCTAGTATCTATATTCATATAAACTCCTTTCTAAAGTGTTCTAGTTATATCAGGTAACGTCTTTCGTGTCAAGCCAATTATTACCTATTTTTGCTTCTAATACTAATGGTACATTTAAATCTATTTTGAACTGTTTGTCAACAATTATTTTCAATTTATCATTAGTATTTTTTATTACATCAAGTACGCTGTCAACCTCATCAGGGTGTACATCTATAACTATACTATCATGCACTGTATTTACTATACATGACTGCATACCTTGTAATTCTTTTTCAATCTCTAACAACGTAACAGGAACAATATCTGCTGTTGCAAAACTCTGTACAGGAAAGTTCTTTATCTGTGTAAAGTGTGTAGGTGAACCATTAAACCTTCTCTGCACATCAGGAAAAGCAAACGATCTTCCTGATGGTGTCTTTATTCTGCCATCGTTTAGAGCTTCTTTAGCCAATTTGGAATGCCAAAGTGCGATGCCTTTGTACTTTTCCGTGAACTGTCTATAATACGTTGCTTCAGCAGGAGACCTCCCAAACCCTGTAGCTCCGTAGAGTGGTGCGAATGTGTGTGCTTTCGCTTCTTGCCTACTAATATTTTGACCACCTTCAGAAATAATCTTGGCAGTATAGTTATGTACGTCAAACCCATTGTTTATCTCCATCATTGCTACTTCGTCTTGTGATAAATATGCAGCAGTTCTAAACTCTAACTGTGCAAAGTCTGCTTCTAATATCTTACCACCATCCCATCGTGACACGAACACACGTTTAACAGGGAACGTACCACCTCTTGGCATGTTCTGCATGTTAGGGTCTGCTCCACTAAATCTACCTGTCGCTGTGCGATGTTGTAATAATCTAACGTGTAGCTTTCCGTCAGACTTTATATTATTAGATATACCCTCAACAAATGAAGAGAGATAACTATCTAAAGCAGATAATCTAATAACCTTACCTAAGAAGTTCTCTGCTCTATCCATATTCTTTTGACGAGCAACAGACTTTAGGTACTGTAAACTATTCTTACTTGTAGTAAATCCATTTGCAGATATCCACTTTGCAGTTGGTGGTGTAAAACCCATACCTGCTAACTCAGATGTAGGAATAAACTTATATCCTAATCCATCACACTCTATACATCTATTCTCATTTGCATAAGGTGTGCCATCCTTTCTAGTCTTTCTAATCTTACCATGACCATGACACACATGACACTGCTCTGCCTTTGTCTTTCTTAATATGTCTGCTTTAGCATTCATAGCACTACGGAACTCTTCCTTTGGCATGTGAGAGTTGAATGTCATAACCCAATCATGTTTATCTTTAGGCTTTCTAGAATATATAAGCCATGACAATTGTTCAGGACTATTTAAATTAATAGGTGTATCACCCATGAAGTATCTTGTTTCTTTTATTAACTCTTCTTCTATCTCTTTCTTTTCTTTTGTAAAGTCCTCACGAACAGAGTCTAATTGTTTTGTGTCTACATTAAAACCTACACGATATATCCTAGCTAGACATAGTGCCACGTCATTAGTAAGATCAACTGTATTAGATAAGTGGCTGTATGTATCTGATGATAGCTTTGTGTATATCTCATTTGCTAACTGCTGTGTGGCATGTAAGTCAGCAGATAAATAATCAGATAACTCATCAGGTGGTATGTCAGCAACTGAATATCCTTTCTTAAAATATTCTTTAAGTGTATCTTGTTTCTTAGTCTCAAGATTATATCTCATTGCACACATCTCTAATGTCAAAGATTCTTTCTGTCCTTCTTGTAGTATGTATTCACCAAGCATGGTATCAAATACTTTGCCATCATACTTAAACCCACACTCCCATAGCCACATTAAATCGTGAACAATATTATGTCCTATCATTACTGTAGTCTCATCTAGTATAGATTGTATTGTTACAGATGCATTGTCATCGCTCATTCTTATAAGGTATTCATCTCCTGTCTCAGTCAATGCACCTACCATAACTAATTCATTCTTCTCTTCAAAAGGATCAAGGTGTAGCTTACCCTCACGCTTTTGTACTGTATTCTCTACGTCAATTACTATCTTCATTTACTGTCTCCTTATGTTTAGTCATGTATTCTACAGCTTTTTTTAATCTTGTCAAGCTATCTTTGAATCCACCTAGACCTACGTTACAGTGATGACACAGCCACCCTCTGAACGTGCCTGTCTCATGGCAATGATCTAACACCCAATTCTGTAGTCGTGGTTGGTTATACTTGCCTATCTCTTCTATATCCCTGTCGCATATAGGACATTTATAATGTTCATTAGGATATGGGTTCTCTTTCTTTAGTTGTTTAACTAAGTTAGATTGGTTTCTCATGCAAGTTCTGCATGTCCTCTTTATTTCAGAAGGTTTATCACTAGCATAGTTCATTGCATTGAATTGATCTATGGGTTGTGTTGTATTGCATTTAATGCATACCAATGTATCTTTAACAATAGGCTTCTGCCTTAATTTAAATCCAAATAAATCTCTCATGCGTTATACCTTGCAATTAAATAGTCTAACTCACAGTGTACACTACCATGCCATCCTGATAATTTATTCTTGACAATATTTAAATGTCTCTGTGCATCCTCTTCATCTTGCCCTTCTACCTGTGGGTTCTTGGCAATGAGTATCATCAAGTCTGCTTCTGCAGCTTTACCTGTACGGCTACCTTCCATCATGCTTTGATTGAGTATAACCTTACCCTCTGCTTCTGCACTTAACTGTGACATATATAACACAGCACAATCATACTGCTTTGCTATCTGTCTTGCATGTACAGCACATGCTTTTAATGCTTCATCAGGTCTAGCATATCCTTTGTGCGTAGCAAACTTATCACCCATATCAAGCACTACAATGTCAGGTCTTTCTTTCTTGACAGCAGACTCTACCCAACTCATGTCGTATCCTGTAGTGTCTTTGATAAATATATTCTTACGCAATGGTGCATATATTTCATTGGCTTTCTGCATGTCATTCTTAACTTGGTGTAGGTTCATACCTGTACCTGCTGTAAGATACCTTGCACCCACTCTATGAAAGCCCTCTTCATTACAAAGCACAATACATTTAGCACCCTGTGATGCAAAACCACCCGGACCTGCTATAAGACTAGCATGGAAAGATGTCTTACCTGTATTAGGTCTAGCACCTACCTCTATTAGATGTCCTGCATTGATACCCTCTACTTTTCTGCATAGTGTAGGTATATTAAATGTCCATCTTGCTTCAAGATCATTCTTGTCTAGCAGGTTTTCAATACTTATATCAGCCCACTCAATATTCATAGTAGGTGTGAAGTCATCACTGTATTGCTCAAGTATATTACGTAATGGTTCTAAAGAACTCTTAGCACCATTTACATAATCAAAACCTAGATTAGCAATGTCCTCACCAATAACCTGCTGGAAAAGTTTGGATAACACTTCTTGTGCTACATCATCTCCCATAGGCTTCTCACTCTTAACCTGTCTAAACAAAGCACCAAAGGCATTCTTCTGTGCCGTTGTCATGCTTGGGTTACTAGACAAGAACAATGCCTGTACCTCATCAGGTGTCACTGTCCTGCCATACCTATCCATAGCTTTGTCAATGACAACCTTTATCTTTTGTGCATCCTTACTGAACAGTCTGTTAGGACACCTAGCTCCACGATGATCTTCGTAGAACTTCTTACTCATTAAACTTCTTAGTAATGCTAATTCCATATCATCTCCTTCATGTTGTTAATATCAATATCTTCTTCATACTTTATGTCGTCAGTCAATCGCAGTACCATAACAGTACGCACCCAACTTTGCAACTCTTTTCTTATCTGTAAAGTTTTCTGCAATGCATCAGGGTCTAATGCAACCAC